ATGTGGGGGAGGGTTTCCTCCACCGCCTCGTAGCGGATGACTTCCAGGCCGGTGGTCGGGACCGGCGACGCATTCAGATGCGCGGCGCCCTGGCGGATGAGCTCTGCCAACTCAACGGCATTCAAGCATTCGACGAAGCACCCACCCACCACGATGACGAAATTCTCGTCTTCGGGGACCAGGCAAACGTTGCGGACGTTCATGCCAGCACCTCCGACCAGTGCGGGGTCGGGCGCTGAGCGAGTCGCTCAAGCAGGTTGACGCTGTTCTGCCCCGTGCGCCCGGTGGCCTGCTCGTGGCGGACGAACTGGACGGCCGTCTTGCGGCTTACGCCCGCGGCCTGGGCATGCCTGGCTGCGTCCCGGAACTGCTGCAGCTGATAGACCTGTGACATTTGGCTCTCCCGACACCCCTTCCACGGGGCGCTGGGTAAGTATGCATAGGTGCATACAATAGGCAATGCGCACATGCATATTTTTGCCCGCGAGCCGACGAACGGTAGTTATGCACAGGAGGTGAGGCTGGGCTGCTCGGGAGTTAGGGCTTCGGCCACTCCACGACCAAGACTTCCGCTGTAACGCTGATGCTACGGTCAAACTGACCCACCTGATTGTTGCGGACGATTAGCGCGTTACCGCCGGCCGCGGCTGCCTTCTCAATCAATTTTGGCATTGCATCTGAAACGGTCGGAGCGCCCCATCCAGGACGATAGACATAGGCATCCACAGTGCCGATCGTCTTGTAGGTAACGTTCTCTGGATACTCGTAAAGAACCCGCACGCCCTGCTGGTTGGGTAGTTGCAGGCCAGGCTTAAACTCTGCAGTGGCGCATCCACCTAATCCAAAGATTAAAGCCGAGAAGAACATCAATCTACTAGTACGCATAGCCAATCCTTCGTGTAGTAGTTCCTGAACGGTGGCAGCGTAGGTCACGCCCACCCCGCAGTCGATTATTCAACTATCTGTGGCTCTCGTGGTCGGAACTTCCTGATCACAACTGTTGAGACGGAGTTCTGTGACCGCTCAGATGCTTCATGAAGGACAGTTACGACCTCTCCGCGCTCATTTACGGTGCCTAATCTTCTTGCTTTTGGTCGAAGGCGCGCGATCTTCGCCCTGGCCTTCTTCAACAGCTCTTCCTCTTCCACTCTTCCACCCCCGAAGGTGCGATTCCACCAATTCGTCGTAGTGCTCAAGTTCCTCCCTGCTGTCGGGATCTTTCACCTTGAATGCCTTGGAATAGGCATACAGCAGAGGTTCCACAAGCGTTCCTAGTTGCCCCTGTATCTCCATATCCTTCAATGCCTTATCGAAGGATGTGAGCGCTAGGCCCATTCTTACTTGGTCTAGTTGCGCAGGTTGAGACGCTTGCGCTGCTCCCTCGACCGCCAAGTCCCTATTCAGCAAATCGTCGACGGTTACGCCAGCGTACTGGGCTAGGCGGACAACCGACTCAATGGTCGATTTGACCTGTCCTTTCTCCATTCGACCGACGCTTGTCTGATGAATGCCGAGTAGTTGGCCGAACTGGACCTGGCCTAGGTCGGCTCGCTGGCGGAGGAACAGTGAATTTTTGGCGAGGTACTTCATCGCCAGATGATGGCTTCTAACCGTTCGTCGGGTCGAATGCACGAATGCATTGATTGGGATATGCGGGCGTGCATAATGGTGTACTCATGAACCCATCTGAAGCCATTGAGCGCCTGAAACGGGCTGGCCTTACTGAGCAAGCGATCGGCCTCGCGGTCGGAGCGGGCCAGTCGACGATCAACCGGATTCGCCATGGCGTCATGCAGCCCAACTATGAGTTGGGGCGGCGCCTGGTGGAAATGGCGATGGCACTGGGGAATCAAAAAGCAGCTTGAAACCATGGCTCAGCTCCGTGAGGGGTTGGGCCATTTTTTCGCCCAAACGCCTTTGGCAACGGTAGGCAACGAATGGCAACCGATGGCAACCAAATCCCGATGAAGCTGGCATTCGGGGTGCACAACGCACCTCGCAACGCACCAGCGCACGTGCTGCGCCAAGTCGAATCAGAAGCCCAGGCCCTGTCTGTTTCGATCCTGGCCGGGCATCACAAGCTGGAGTACATCGGCGCTTGCATCGGCAAGTCCAAGGCCTACGTGTCGCGGCTGCAGAACGGCAAGCGCGCCATTCCCAACAAGCTAGTCGGCCCGTTGTGCGCCGCCACGGGCTCGAACCTGCTGCGCCAGTTCATCGACCTGCAGCGGGCGCTGGAACAACACAGCGAACCGGCGCGCCGACTGGCCACGATGCTCGCGGAGGCGGCCTGATGGACGCGACCACCAAAGCCATCGCAGAGACGCTGCGGCGCTGGCATGAAGCGCCGAGCGCACAGATCATCGACTTCGCAGCCGCGCGCGAGCGACTGAGGCAGCGGCGCGCCATCCACCACTGGCGCCGCCCCACCGGGCCGCGTAACCCTGGCCCGAAGGCCGCATGACCGCAATGCTTGACGAGCTGGACGACATCCCGGCCTCGATGCGCGATGCGCGTCGGTGGCTGGTGTGGAAGGAAATTCCCGTGCCCGGCAAGAAGCCGCGCAAGGTGCCGTTCTACGTCAACGGCAAGGCGCGCCATGGCGTGCTCGACACGCCCGAGGACTGGGCTGCGCTGGCCGCGTTCGACGAGGCTACGAACGCGCTGGCTTCTGGCCAGTACACCGGCCTGGGCTTCGCGCTCGGCCCGGACACCACCGGCAACTGTTGGCAGGGCATCGACCTGGACAACATCGCCGCGCACGATGGTCTGCGCATCATCGCCGACGACTTGCCCGGATACACCGAATCCAGCCCGTCAGGGCAGGGCGTGCATGCGGTCGGCTACGGCCGCCCGTTCGCGGCGCTGGGCAGCAATGGCACCGGCATCGAGGCATACAGCTCGGGCAGGTTCTTCACCGTCACTGGTGCGGAGGCAGGTATCGGTTTGCCCTCGTGTTTGGCGAACTTCGTCAATACTGTGCTACGCCCCAGGCATGGGTTCGTGGCACCGATTCACCAGGCCGAGGTCGTGGACTTCGCGCCGGCACAGACGCTGGCCGAACTGCGCAGCGCGCTCGCATCGATGCGCTCGGACGATCGCGACCTATGGGTGGCCAATGGGCAGCGCTTGAAGCGCTTGGGCGAGCAAGGGCGTGCGCTGTGGATCGAATGGTCGCAGCAATCGGACAAGTTCGATCCGGCGGACGCGGCGCGCGTGTGGGACAGCTTCACGGCTGATCGCACGGGCTTTGCTGCCGTATTCGCCGAAGCACAGCGCCGCGGTTGGGTGAATCCGCTCGCGGGCTACGCGCCGCAACCTGCCAAGCCAGCCTTTCAGCCTGCGCCCTCCGACCCCTACTGGGGCTTCCGCTTCGCCCCGGACCTCGTCGCCAACCTCGGCCCCACGCGCTGGCTGGTTTCCAAGCTGCTGCCAGAGGACTGCACGGCGGTCCTGTATGGCCCCAGCGGCACGCTTAAGTCGTTCGTGATGATCGATCTGGCGCTGAGCATCGCCCACGGCGTGCCGTGGCAGGGCAAGCCCACGAAGCAGCGCACGGCGTTCTACCTGGCCGGCGAGGGCGAGCAGGGGTTCGCCAAGCGCCTGGCGGCATGGAGCGACGTGCGCGAGCTCAGCGCGCCGGACTGCTTCGCCTTCCGCCAGATCCCGCGAATCCAGGATTCGAGAGAGCTGGATAGCCTGATCGAGGCCATCAGCCTGATCCAGGCTGAGCGCGGACAAGCGGGCCTGATCATCATCGACACCCTGTTCACCGCGCTCGACGGCGGCGACGAGAACAGCGGCAAGGACATGGGCCAGGTGATCTCGGCCATGAAGCGCCTGCGCACCGAGTTCGGCGCCGCGGTGGTCACCGTGCACCACACCGGCAAGCAGGGTGATAGCGCACGCGGCCATTCGAGCCTGCCGAGTGGCATGGACGTCATGTTCTACGCCAAGCCCGGGCCGACGCCTCTCACGGTGGAGATCACCAACCCGAAGCAGAAGGACGGCGCCGAGCACCCCCCGATTCTGCTGCAGGCTCAGGTACGCATGCTGCCGATCCGTGGCGAGGACGGGGAGCTGGAGACGAGCCTAGTGCTGTCGAATCCGGCCGCCGAAATCATGGCCACCTACCAGGCGCGCACCAAGCAGACCGACGAGACCACCGCCAAGGCTCAGGGCGTGCGCCGGGCAGAAGACGAGGCCGCCGACACCATCCGCGCGTTCGCGCTGGAGCGCATGGCGGCCAACGTGCCGCTGCGCCAGTTGGAGGCCGAAGTGCTCGCCCGGGCGGTCGCGCTGGGGTTCCCGAAGTTGGCACTCAGCAAGTCGGCGCTGGGTCGCCTGAAACAGGAGTCGGGCCTGTGAAAACCCCTATTCAGAATCTGTCCCGCTTGTCCCACGAAAAAACGCGTCTAGGACAAATGTTAAGTGGGACAAGCGAACGGCAGCGTACGGCGCAAGTTATTGAAAACATTCATGTCCCACTTGTCCCACTTGTCCCAAATGGCATTTTGGGACAGACGGGACAGCCCTTGTCCCACTTGTCCCACTTGTCCCACACACCTTTAGGTGTGGGACAGCTGGGACAGAAGGGACGGGCCAGCTCTGGGACGCGTGGGATTAACCCAGAGGATCGAACGATGGAAAGCCCTGCTGTGTGGGTCAGCGCTGCTTGGACCGCTTCCGTGCACCTGCCAATCCAGACGGTGAGCGAAGCGAACGGCCGGGACCATTGGCGAGTGAAGGCCAAGCGGGCGCATCGGCAGCGGCATGCCGCACGCTGCCTGACGCCGATCGTGTGCCTTCCGGTTGTGGTCAAGCTGACCCGCCTCTCGCGCAGCCGGCTGGACGACGACAACCTGCGTGGCGCGTTGAAGGCCGTGCGCGATGGCGTGGCCGATGCATTCGGCATCCAGGACAACGACCCCCGGCTGCGCTTCGAGTACGACCAGGCGCCGCGTGGGGACCAGCTGCAGGGGAGTGTGATGGTCGAGATCAGGAGTGAGGGATGAGCGCGCTTATTTGGATGGCGTTGGTGGTGACTGGCGCCCTGATTACTTTTTTGACTTACATGGCTGGATTCGCGGCTGGGCGCAACTCCATGCGCCAACCGCCGCAACAGCCAGAACTTCGCGAGCGCCACGCATGAGCACCAACGACCACCAATGCGGAAGCCTCGCGCGCTTACCGTTGGCCACTGTTGTGGACCGAGCAGTCCACTTCATCCTGGACTACCAATCCCCCCGTGCCATCTGCGTCGACCCCGTCAGTCGCGTGAGCGTGGAGTTCCCGGACACCTGCTGCGAGTTTGACCTGGTGGGTGTCTACGACCCGGCATTAGGCATCTTGGAGTTGAGCCGGCGCATCGCTGAGGACCTGGAGTTCGAGGCGTGGCAGCGCGGCTTGGGGACGATGAGGAGGGCTGCGTGATTCGCCAGCACACTAATCGTCGTCACTTCAGTCACGAACGGGGCTATTGGTTCCGCTGGGTGCATGAAGGCGAGGGAATCAGCTCATGCGCGTATACGGTGCAAGTTGAGGCGCCCCGTACGATCTATCGCTGGTCATTGCGCTGGCAAATTTGGATTTACATCGGAGCCGAAACCCCATGACCGACCCCTTCAACCACAGCGACCCCCGGACGTTCTGGGAACGACTCAGCCGCATCTGTGGCGAGAGCACCTACAGGCTCCCGGTCGAAGCGCCGGGCGGCAGCAAAGTTGGGCAGGTACCCCCCGCCCATGTGCTCACCCAGGCGCTGAGCTACGCTCGCCAAGGGGTGCAGGACGTTGGCCCGGACATCGCCTTCGACATGGTGTGCCAGACGACCACATACGCCGGGCGCGTGGTGCGTACGGTAGCCGAGGCCATGTGTCAGGACCGGGCACGCGCCGTTCGCCGGTGCCGACCGTGGATGCGCATCGTCGTCTGGGCGGCCTACGCCACAGTGGTCTACAACACCCGACAGGACCAGCTGCGGCCCAGCGAGATGACCGCGCAGGACTGGGACCTGCTGACCGAGGCGGCCGAGCGCATCCTGCTCTCGCTGGCCGAGCAGGCGGTGACTAGGGCCGAGCGGGCGTTTTATGCGAGGGCGGCTTAAGCCTTCATCGCATTGACCACTGTGTCTCTTGCGAGGTCGGCAGTCTGCTCGCTCTCAAACATGAACTCCAACTCCTGGCCGCCCAACAGGCGTATGGTGAACTTGTGCTTCCCAAGTCCATCGTGCTTGATGGCTGGCCCGACGGCAGAAATATGCTCGTTGCGGATAGTCGTTCCCCGAACTTCAATCACGGCTGACTCCTTGTCGCATGGAAAGTCTGGCAAGAATACACCCGCTGAGGGCTTGACAGCCCCTATCCACTGGGCAGACTAACCCCAAGATGCCCAACTGCGCCCCGCCTCGTGCGGGGCGTTTTCGTTTGTGGGCTAGGTTTTTGATAGGTCTATCAAAAACCGCCCCTTCAACTGCTTGGCGGGAGAGACGCCCTTGCAAGCCCAAGTCGACCGCGTTCCTGGCGGGTACATCGTGACCCGGTTCTTTCGGGCCCATGCGGCGGCCCAGCGCGCCGTAGACCTCCTGTTGAGTGTCAACGAGGATGCGTTTGATCCCGGCCCGCAGGCCTACGACGCCCATCCCGGCAGCCTGAACCTGCCCAGCAACGAGGACGGCTCGTGAGGTGCCCCAAGTGCGGGGCTGGCGGGGCGATTCGCAACGGCTCTGGCCGTGGCCGCTGCCCGTCCGGCATGCACAGCTTCATCCTGCCAGCTGAGCAGGAGCAGGACCCGACGCTGGCCGCGCGCCGTGGCTGGGCACCCGAGCACCAGATGGTGCACCCAGTGGCGCCAGGCTACGCGGTCAAGGGCACGTCCACGCTTTACGGCGAGGACGGCAGCGTGCGGGCGCAGTGGGTTAAGACGACCGCTGACCAGCTCGCACAGCAGGAGGCCATCGAGACGGCACTGGCGGCTATGGCCACAGACTTGCCGCGAGTTGCGCCTCGTGCCGCCAAGGGTGTCTGGTCGACCGACCTGCTGACCGCGTACCCCATTGGCGACCCGCACATCGGCATGTACAGCTGGGCGGCCGAGACCGGCGAGGACTGGGACCTCGAGCTCGCCCGCAAGGTGCACTGCAGCGCGATGGACGCGCTGGTGCAGGCTGCACCGGCGACCGAGCAGGCCATCATCGTCAACCTGGGCGACGCGCTGCACTACGACAGCATGGAGGCCAAGACCCCGCGGTCTGGCCACATGCTGGACGCCGATGGACGCTACGCCAAGGTCATCGACGTGGCCGTGATGACCATCCGCCAGTGCATCGAGTCGGCGCTGGCCAAGCACAAGTTCGTGCACGTGGTGAACGTGCGCGGCAACCACGATGAGACCGGAGCCATGTGGCTGGCCCGGCTGCTGGCCATCGCCTACGAGCGAGAGCCGAGGGTTACCGTCGATGTCACGCCTTCGGTGTTCAACTACTACCGCTGGGGCAAGGTGCTCATTGGCATGCACCACGGTCACAGCTGCAAGCCGGACAAGCTGCCCGGTGTCATGGCGGCGGACCGTGCGAGCGACTGGGGCGAGTGCTCCTGGCGCTACTGGTGGCAGGGCCACATCCACCACGAGTCCAAGAAGGAATACCCGGGCGTGAGTGTGGAGTCGTTCAACACGCTGGCCGCAAAGGACGCCTACGCCAACGACGGAGGCTGGCGTTCGGGCCGGACCATGCAGGCCATCGTCCTGCATCGGGAGCACGGCGAAGTGGCGCGTAGCCGGGTGAACTCGGCGATGTTTGAGGAGGCGGCTTGACCACCGTCGCCGCGAAGGACGGTTGCATGGCGGCCGACACCCAGCTTACCGGCGAGTACCGCTTTCGCGCGCAGAAAATCGTGCAATTGCAGGACGGGACGCTGGTTGGTGGCGCGGGCGTCTGGCACCGCTGCTGGGCGGCCATGCTCTGGCTGTTGGGCGGCGAACAAGGCGACCCACCGAAGCTCAAAGACTCCTGCCTGCTGGTCATGAAGCCGGATGGGAGCCTCTGGATTGTCGAGGACGAGTTCCCGGCCTTCCCGCTCCTGGACCGCGAAGCCGCTATCGGCAGTGGCGCAGCGCCCGCAGTGGCGGCTATGCGCGCCGGCATGAGCGCAGGGGAAGCCGTCAAACACACGTGCCGAATCGATTGCGGCAGCAGCGACCCGGTGCAGCTGTTGAAGCTGCCCAAGCCCAAAAGAACTGCGCGCAAGCGCTGACCAGTTTAGCCCCGCCGCAGAGTCTCTCCCCTCTGTCGTGGCGTCGCCTTGCGCGGCCGCGGGGCGCCTACACAGGGGATTCAAGTGAAAGACCAAGCCGCCGAGGCGACCATTGCCGCTGTCGCACAGAAGTTCACCGTGGGCGGAGGCGTTGCCGCGAGTTATGGCGGTATCACCGCAAACGACCTGCTCGCCTATGTCGGCGCGGTCGTTGCGGTCTTGGGTCTGGCGGTCCAGTGGTACTACAAGCGCAAGGACGACCACCGAAAGGAACGCCTTGCGCAAGCCCAAATCACGAGCCTGCAGGAGGATGACGAGTGAAACGCATTGGTGAAGCTGAGGCTGGTGCTGAAGAAATTCAGGCCACCGGTGACCTGATTGAGACCACTGGCGGCATCTGATGAAAGCAAAAGTCATCGCCGGCAGCGTGCTTGGCGTCCTGGTCCTGGCTGGCGGACTCGTTCGTCCGTGGGAAGGCTACAGCCCGGAGCCCTACGTGGACATCGTCGGGAAGGTGACCTGGTGCTACGGCGAGACGCAGGGCATCCCCAAGGACTCCTACAAGCGCGAGGAGTGCGAGGCCATCTTGCAAACCAGCCTTGGCCGGCATCTGAGCGGGGTGGCTGCCTGCATCGGCCAGCCACTGACTGAGAACGAATGGGCTGCGGTCCTGAGCTGGACCTACAACGTGGGCGTGCGCGCTGCGTGCGGCTCAACGTTGGTCAAGCGCATCAATCGCGGCGAGCCGGGTTCGGCCTGGTGCCCCGAGCTTCGGAAGTGGGTCTATGCCGGCGGCAAGCGGGTCAAGGGACTCGTGAACCGGCGCGAGGCTGAGTTGGCCATGTGCCTTGGGAACGCGCCATGAAGCGCTTCCTGCTCGGCCTACTGGCCGGAATCCTATCCACCATCGGAGCCGTCATCGCCTACGCGTGGTGGCTGAGTCGTCCGTTCCACTGACGAGAACAAAATGACCGCATTTGCAATCGGCTTCATCGTCGGCGCCGTGGTGAGCGCCGTCGTGCCTTACGTGGGCGAGTGGGCCGGCAATCTCGGTAATCGCCTCATGGCCTGGCTGCGCCGCCGTGGCTGACATCCCGCGCAACCGGCTAGCCCTGTGGCTGGGAGCTATCGGTGCGTTACTTGTGGTGCTCGGATACCTGACAGCCGACCAGTGGCTGTTGCTCATCCGAAGCCTACTGGGTGCGCCGTGATTTGGCTGGCTCGGAACTGGAAAATGGTTGCGGGGGCAGCGCTTGTGCTGGGACTCATCGGTCTTGGCTACAAATGCGCCAGTGACCGTGCCTCCTTCGCTGGCGTCAAGGCTGAAGTGAAGCAGTACCGCAAGGCCGCTGAAGCCACCGAGCGCTCTGTGGCAATCAGCGCCGAGACGCAAACCCGCGTCCAGGTGGAGCAGGCCGACACCGGCCGGCGAACGGCCAAGGCCGTGGAGAACATCAATGCTGTCATTCAGACGCGTCCTGCCGTTGCTGGTCCTGCTGACGCTGACGTCCTGCGCGAGTCGCGGGAAGCCTATCGCCGTGCCGTCGCCGCCCATTGCCGGGTGCAGCGAACGAGCGATTGCGCTGACGCCGCCCCCTCCACCGAACAGTGACGACTACCGCCAGTGGGCGAAGGCCTACGTCGGGGCGGTCGGGGCGTACGAAGACAGCGAGAACAAGCGAGCGGCCACGGCCGATTGCTTGGGCCGACACAAGGTGGAGACCGGCAAATGGTGGACACGATACGGGAGAACGAGATGACTGAGATGCTGAAGAAACTGCACTACTGGCTGGCATACGTAGCGCCGTGGCCTGTTTGCAAGCTGGCCAAGCTTGTCGACAAGGCGCTGGCGGTATTGGAGCGGTAATGGCCGGACCGAAGCACAAGAACCGCACGAGCTGGGAAAAGGGTAAGTCGGCGAATCCTGGCGGCCGCAGTCCCCGCATGGGACCCAACGGCGAAAGCCTGACCGAGCTGTGCCGGGCGCACACCGTTGACGCCATCAAGGCGCTGTCCGAAATCATGCAGCAGATGACGAACGAGCCCAAGGACCGAATCTCTGCGGCCGTTGCATTGCTTGACCGTGGCTGGGGCAAGCCCAAAGAGGCGATTGACGTTGAGGCCAGGGTCGAGGGCGGGCTGGGCCTGCCGGTGATTCAGATCCTGCGCTATGACGACCCGCCAGGTCCGACTCACTGACCCTCAGTTCGAATTCGTTACCGCGCAGGACCAGTTCCCCGCGCTGGTTGCGGGGTTCGGCTCGGGCAAGACGCACGCCGGGGTCATCCGGCTGCTGGCAAAGAAGCTGCAGTACCCGCGGCAGAACGTGGCGTACTACCTACCGACGTACGACTTGGTCACCACGATCGGCTTCCCGCGCTTCTACGAGCAGTTGGAAGAGATGGGCCTGCGGTTCAAGCCCAACAAGAACGACAAGATGCTGCACGTCCAGGATGCGGGCTCCATCATCTTCCGCACGATGGACAATCCCGAGCGCATCATCGGCTACGAGGTCGCCGATTCGCTGGTGGACGAGCTGGACACGCTGCCCGAGGACAAGGCGCGCGAAGCGTGGAACAAGGTCATCTCCCGCAATCGGCAGAAGAAGCCGGACGGGTCGCTGAACACCGTCGGCGTGGCCACCACGCCGGAAGGTTTCCGATTCGTTTACGACCGCTGGCAGCGCAACCCTGCGCCAGGCTATCGCATCATTCGGGCTAGCACGTTCAGCAACGCACGCAACCTGCCGGACGGCTATATCGACAGCCTGCGGGCGTCGTACCCGTCTAACTTGCTGGCCGCGTACCTGGACGGTGAGTTCGTCAACCTGGTGGCCGGGTCGGTCTACCCCGAGTTTGAACGTCGGCTCAATGCAAGCGCCGAGACCATCCAGCCGGGGGAAGCGCTGCATGTGGGTATGGACTTCAACGTCGGGCGCATGTCGTCCGTCGTACACGTCCTGCGCGGCGACAACCCACACGCGGTCAAGGAATACACGAGGGTGCTGGACACGCCGGCCATGTGCGCGCTGCTTAAACGCGAGCACCCCGGCCACCCCATCATCGTTTACCCGGATGCCAGCGGGCAGTCGCGCAAGAGCAACAACGCCAGCGAGTCCGATCACGCCATCATCCGGCAGCACGGATTCAGCCTGCGTACTAATCCGACCAATCCGCGTGTGAAGGACCGCGTGCTAGCCGTCAATGCCATGGTGCATAGGGACGGCATGCGTCGATACATGGTCAACCCAGATGCGTGTCCTGAGCTGGTGGAGAGCCTGGAGAAGCAGGCCTACGACAAGCACGGCGAGCCGGATAAGGCTAGCGGGCTTGACCACGTCGTCGATGCGGCCGGCTATTTCATTTGTTATCGCTACCCGATTCAGCATCGGATTGCGCTGGTACAACCCCTGAGGATTTGAAATGGCGCTCGCCGTCAACGACCCGAACGACGAAATCAAGGCGCTGCGCGAGCTGTGGGCGGTGCTGGATGCGCTGGATGGCGGTACGCCGGCCATGCGCCAAGCCAAGACCTCACTGCTGCCGAAATGGCCTAACGAGGAAAATGAGGCATACGCCGCGCGTCTGGCCACGGCCACCCTGTTTCCGGCATGGAAGCGCACGGTGTCGGTTATGGCTGGCAAGCCGTTCTCCAAGGCGCTGACGCTGAAGGATGCTGACGCACGGATTGAGCAGTGGGCCGAAAACATCGACCTGCAAGGCAACTCGCTGCACGTCTTTGCCGCCGACGGATTCCGTGAGGCGGTCGGCTATGGGCTGGGCGGCATCTTGGTGGACTACCCACGCGCGAGCTCTGGCGGCACGCGCACGGTGGCGCAAGTGGAGGCCGCAGGCGAGCGCCCATACTGGGTGCGCTACCGGCACGGCCAGATTCTGGGATGGAAAACCGAGAGCCGCAGTGGCGCCGTGCGCCTGACGCAGCTGCGTCTCCTGGAATCGTTCGAAGAGGAGGACGGCGAGTTCGGCACCAAGCATGTGCCACAGGTGCGCGTGCTCCGGCCCGGTTACTGGTCGGTGTACCGGCAGACCACTGACGCCAGGCAGAAGACTAGCTGGGTCCTGGCCGAGTCAGGCGCCACCTCGCTGACCGAGATTCCTTTCGTGCCGACCTATGGCCAGCGTGTGGCGTTCATGGTCGGCGAGCCGCCACTGCTGGATGTGGCCTATCTGAACGTCAAGCACTGGCAGTCGCAGAGCGACCAGGACACCATCCTTCACGTCGCGCGCGTGCCCATCCTGGCCATCATTGGGGCCGACGAGCAAAGTCAGCTGACGGTCGGCGCCTCCAGCGCAGTCAAGATTCCGGTCGGCGGCGACATGAAGTTCGTTGAGCACACGGGCGCCGCCATTCAGGCGGGCGCCGAGGCGCTCAAGGACCTTGAGGACCAGATGATTCAGGCTGGTGCCGAACTACTGGTCAAGAAGCCCGGAGACCGCAGCGCGACCGAATCGGCCAACGACGCCGAGGGCAACAAGTCCGACCTGCAGCGCATGGCCGAGAACTACGAGGACGCCTTGGACCAGGCGCTTATGTTCACCGCCGCCTACGCGCGCCTGTCGCGCCCGGGCAACGTGAAGCTCTACGACGGCTACGGCGAGGCCACGCTGGGCGATGCCAGCAGCACGCTCATCAAGGATCTGTGGATGGCCGGGTTTATGACCCGCGGCACGGCAGCGGCCGAGCTCAAGCGCCGCGGCGAGCTGGCGCCGGAGTTCGACGCCGACGCCGAGGCTGCCGGGGTGGCCGAGGAGGGTCCGCCACTGGGCGCGCTGGGGCAGGGCGATGGAGGGGGTCAGGATGCGGTGTGAGCAGCACCATAACTTGCTGATTTTGTTCCGGTATCGGAATTCCGATATCGCTTTGAGCAGCACCCTGTAGCCATGCACACGGTCAACGCGGCCCTTCAGGACGAGGCCATCGACCACGCCGTCGACCTGCAGCGGTACAGCATGGACGTGGTGCGGCGCATGATCGCGCTGCTGAACCGATCCGACGCGCGCCTGGCGGCGCAACTGGCCGATGCGCTGATGCGGCTGGACGCGACCAGCTTCACCGTCGAGCGCCTCGAGGTCACGTTGGCCGCGGTGCGCGCGACAAACCGCGCCGCATACGACGCGATCCTGGCGGCACTCGAGCAGGATCTGCGAAGCTTCGCCGAGTACGAGGCCGCCTACGAGCTGCGCGCCCTGCGCGGGCCCGTGCCTGCGGCCGTGGCGCTGCAGGTGCCCGTCTACGGCGTGCCGGCCGAGCAGGTGTATGCCGCCGCCATGGCGCGGCCGTTCCAGGGCCGGTTGCTGGCCGGATGGCTGGCGAACCTGGAAGAGAGCAGGGCGGCGTCGATCCGTAACGCCGTGCGCTTGGGCTTCGTCGAGGGCCGCACGGTCCCGGAGATCGTGCGCAGCATCCGCGGCACTCGCGCGCTAAACTACGCCGACGGGCTGCTGGCCAGGCCCCGCCGCGAGCTGGAAGCGGTCGTGCGCACGGCGATCAGCCACACCGCGCAGACCGCGCGCCAACTGACGTACGACGCCAACGCCGACATCGTGAAGGCGCTGAAGTGGGTCTCGACGCTGGATTCGCGTACGAGTCCCATGTGCCGCATCCGCGACGGCCTCAACTACACCGCCACCGTGCCGCACAAGCCGGTCGGCGGGCACAAGGTGCCGTGGGGCGATGGCCCGGGCAGGCTGCACTTCAACTGCCGCTCGGTCAGCGTGCCGGTGCTGAAGTCCTGGCGCGAGCTGGGGCTGGACGCCGACGAGGTGCCGCCGGCCACGCGCGCGAGCATGGACGGGCAGGTGCCGGCCGACACCACGTACGGCGCATGGCTGGCCCGGCAGTCCGCCGCCCGACAGGACGAGATTCTGGGTCCGGAGCGCGGCCGACTGCTACGGTCCGGCGAGGTCAGTTTCGACAAGTTCTACGACGACCGCGGCCGTTGGCTCACACTGGACCAGTTGCGCCAGCGTGAGGGGTTGACACCGCCGTAGGGCGTGCCACGATTCCTCAAGATGCCGAAGTTTCGCGTGATTGACGGTAAGCCCGACGCCAGCCCAGCCGGGCAGGTTCGTAGGCGCGCTCGCCAATCCGCGCGGGATTGGCCGTGCTGCTCCGCATGTGGTGGTCGCGAGACCATCGTCGCCAGCACCGGCAACGTGAAGAACAAGCTGTGCGTCGTCTGCCTGCTGCAGGGGCGACGCGTGGTGGTGGAGTAACGGCCGGGCGGGACCGCGAAGGCGACCGCATAATCCAGGCCCTTTCCAAATCCCCGACAACTCGGGGCACTTAGAGTGCGGAGGCTCTTGATACCTCCGTGGTGAGCGGGATGCCATTTGCCCCGACTAACCCGCCAGTGCGTGCCTGCCAAGTGTAGGAGCGCGGTCCTGAAGACCTGGCGCCGGAAGACCAAGGTAACCGGCACCCATATCCCAAGCCCCGCTCGGCGGGGCTTTTTCTTTTCCACGCCGGCTAGGCCGGCGTATCTCCGCGCTAGGCGCACAACAAGCCTTAGGGGCAAACCGTGAGTGAAATCGACCTGACCTCGCCAGAGGTCAAGAAAGCCATTGCCGACGCTGTCGCTGAAGAGGTCCAGGGCCTCAAGGCGAAGAATTCCGAACTCCTACAGAAGCTGGAAAAGGCACGTCAGGGTCAGGCCATCGACCCCGAGGACCTGAAGGCCGTCGAGCGTGAGCGCGACGAATGGAAGGACAAGGCAGTCGCAGCGGAAAAGGCCGCCAAGAAGGCCACCACTGACCTCGAAGCCGCAACCAAGCGCGCCACCGACATCGACTCGGCCTACAGCAACACGCTGAAGGACGCGGCCCTGTCCCAGGCGCTGGCGAAGGCTGGCGTCACCGACCCGGTCTACATCGAAGCCGCCAAGGCTCTGCTGGGCAACGGCGTGCAGGTGGTGGACGCGGACGGCAAGCGCGTGGTCAAGGCCGGCGAGGTCGACCTCGACAAGCACATCACGGAGTGGGCAAGCAGCGACGCAGGCAAGCGCTTCGTCTCTGCGCCCGACACCAATGGCGGCGGTGCCGGTCACGGCAATCGCGGCACCCAAACCACCGGCGACAAACTGCCCGACGTAACCGACCGCGCAGGCCGCGCGGCAACGATCGCGGCGCGACTCGCCAAAGCAGAGGAATAAGCAATGGCTCTCAGCAATATGAAGGTCTTCAACCGCGAGGTGCAGACCGCCACCATCGAAACGCTCGCCCAGATGGTCGACAAGTTCAACGCGGCCTCGGGCGGTGCCATCGTCCTGACGCCGCAAGGCTTCGAGGGCGACTACCGCTACGAGAACTTCTGGCAGGGTGTGCACTCGGCCCAGCGCCGCGTTGACCGCTACGCCGCCAACTCGGACGCGTCCAGCACCACGCTGGCCCAGCTGCAGGAAATCGGCGTCAAGGTTGCCGGCGGCTTCGGTCCCATCCTGTGGGAACCGGGCCAGCTGGCTTGGGTGCAGAAGTCGCCGGGCGAGGCTGCCGAGGTCATCTCGCGCAACCTGGCCGAAGCAATCTTGAAGGACCAGCTGAACACCGCGATTGCCGCGGCTGTTGCTGCCATCGAGGCTGGCACGACCAACACGGTCTACGACGCCGCCACTTCGGTGCTGAACTATCGCCACATCAACCGCGCGCACGCGCTTTTCGGTGACCACAGTCAGTTGCTCATCGCTGACGTGATGGACGGCACCAGCTACCACAACCTCATCGACGCAAACCTGGCCAATGCCGAACAGCTGTTCGTGGCAGGCAACGTGCGTGTTGTGGACATCCTGGGTCGCCGCGTGGTGGTCACGGACGCCCCGGCGCTGCGCGAGTCTCCCAGCACCACGACCAACGACGCGAAAATCCTGTCGCTGGTGGCCGGCGGTGTGACGGTGTACGACGGTTCGGACCTCATCACGAACATCGAAACCAGCAACGGCAAGCTGCGCATCGAGACCACGATGCAGGCCGACTACACCTTCGGCCTGGCCCTGAAGGGCTACCAGTGGGATACCGGCAACGGCGGCAAGTCGCCGACCGACGCCGAGCTGGCCACCGGTTCGAACTGGGACAAGGTGGCGACCAGCTACAAGCACACCGCTGGCGTCCTGACCCTGTACGAAACCAAGTGAGCCTGAGCCCCGCTGACTTCTGGCGGGGCAATGCCAGCCTCCGGGACATCACTCCGAAAGGGGAACGATTCCCGGAGGCTGGGCTGTTCGACGCACTGCGCCGCGCGTGCCGCGGCTCGGTGTTCGAGTTCGGATGTGGGGATGGCCGGCTCGCTCCGGCCTTTTCTGCGGACGGATATGCGGGGTTCGACATCAACCCGGCGGCGTTGGCCGCGGCGGCTGGTGCGAACCCCGGATACTCGTTCGGCGACACCTGGCAGCCGGCCAGCACTTGGTTGGCCTGGACGGTGCTGCTG